TCAAGAGACCAACGGTTTGACCTGCAGCCAGTAGGTGGTGGGTAATCTCACGCACAATGGCGCTCTTACCTACCCCTGAACCTGCCGTGAAGGTAACCAGTTCACCTCTTCGAGAACCCTTAGTGATCTTGTTGAGTTCAACCCAAGGGTAGAGCACAGTCTCAATCACTTCGTTGGTAGAAATTTCTTCCCACAGTTCGGAGCCTGAGACAACACCATCTGGTCGGTAGACCTTGGCATTCCACATGGCGTTGATGATCTCGTCTGGGTGTCCAGCCTTCAAGGAATCGTTGGGGTCTTTGCGGGGCAGGATTGCTATCTTAGCTTTGCCACCTTCAAACAACTCTGCACATTCCTTCGCTGCCTTCTGCCCGGGTTCATCCATGTCGAACATGAAGATGACTTCATCGAAGTTGTTGAGGTACTCAAGGTTCTTGCGGACAGCCTTAGCTGCACCGGCAGCACCGTTAGGTACTGACACGGTAGCCCACTTGTTACCTTGAGCTTGACTGACGGAGAGACAATCAATCTCCCCCTCGGTCACAACAATCTTCTTGCCTTTGCTCCACAGCTTTGCACCAAAGAGTTGGGCTTCATCAAGAGAACCAACAATGTGGAACTGCTTGTTTGCGCCTCGAACCTTCTGTGCTACCAGCTCCCCCGCTTCGTTGAAATAGGGGGCAACCTGCACAGTATTGCCATTCTGAGTTCCCACGACATAGGAAAATTTTCGGCAAGTATCTTCAGTAATTTTTCTGCTAACCAAGTCTTGAAACGTACCATCAAGGAAGTCTGCTTTCTTTTTATTAGTTGAGGGTTTGGAGGGAGCCTCTCCACCGTTTGTATGTGCCAGACATACGAAGCAGTGGGTGTGACCGTCAGTGTATAGAGCGTTCCCGTCAGAAGAACCGCACTTATCACAGGCGGTCTTTGCTACGAGGCTACTCTCTTCTCTTTCAACCATGATGCGGGGATTTCCTTATCTGAGTATTTGAAGCCGTTCTTGTTGCACCAATCACCATAAGTGGTTGCACTTAGTTTTGTGATGCGTGAACGGGAGTTACTGAAGACAAAGCGAATGTCTAATTCTGGGTGTTGGGTCTTAACCAGAATGTGCTTCTGCCTATCTGCAGTTACGAACCGACCCTTACTCTCGATGATGATTCCATTTTCGAGAACAAAGTCCGGTGTGTACTTAGACTCACGCTGAGGTCTGGTGTATTTGATTACCATTTCCTCAAACGTGAATGGCACACCTTGCGTCCGCAACTTAGCGGCAATTGCTGCCTCTAAGCCGGAACGAAAGCCGTACTGAAGACCTACCTGTTTAGAAGTCTTTTGGATCGTTGCCATCTGTACCTTCACCAGACTCGTCAGAGAAACCTGACTCGTTAGCTGGGGATGCTTCGTAGCCATCCTCTTCACCAAAGCCGTAGCCTTCAGAAGACTTGTTACCACCTTCATTGAGTTCAATAATCTGAGCAGCATTCAAACGCAACTTCAGACCAGCAGCACCAGTGCCACCAATGAAGTAAGGTGCAGCCTCGAAGGAGACCTTACCCAGAGTGCCACCCCAGATGCTCTTGACACCAACCAAAGGCTTACCCTTGGCATCGAACAATGCTGGCTTACGGTTCCAGACGCTGCCGTCCTTCTTAGACTTACCAGAAGCATTCATCGAGAACTTGAACAACAAGTTGCCGGTCTCTTCTTCAGTCTCTTTGTCGTACTCTACGGTGTAGAAGTCATTGACCTTCAGCTCTTTCAATTTCTTGCGAGCCTCTACTTTGAGTTTTGCAAACTCTTCCTGACCCTCCGAGACAGCTTCATCAAAGATGGGCTTGAGCTTCTCGATTAAGGGAGCAGCTTCAGCCTCTGAGAGGATGAGAACTACTTTGTATTCGCCAGCTTCTTTGGGGTATTCCTTCGTACCGAAATCTGGAGTGACCAGAGCGGGGTAACGGAACGCACCCTTAGGGGTTACGAATGAGGGGTTTTTCTTTTTTGGGTCTGCCATTTTCAATTTCCTTATTTCTTCAGGTGGTACTCATGGAAGCTTGGGATGTCGATCCCATCTTCACGAAGTTCTTTAATCATTGCGTAGGGGAGGCGAGTACCCTGATTGAGGAGGGCGATAGCCTTGCCGATTGTTGATTCCATTTTTGTTTCCATTTTGTGTTGAGCGCTTTTGAGTCCTGTAGGGGTGGGTAATCGAACACCGTTGATTTCATTCATCTTTTTTCTCTTCGTTTGGGTGACAGTTTCAGATCAGAAACTAATTAGGCAAAACAATACAGAGAGTCTTTGACACCCTCTAAGTCCAGCGAGCCGGGAGTCAGTGGGTCTGGGAGTTCCTCTAACAAAGACTCATCGGTAATCACCGCACTAATCGCCGCACGGAAATCTGCGAGTACATCGTTCTTCTCATACATGTCCACGAACGTATCGCGCACAGTAAAGAAAAGTTTGTCCGTGTCTGCAGCATGAGTACCAAAGGAGTCATGAATCATTGCGAAGCTATCGATGCCTTGGTCTGCAGCAGTACACACAGTCATCATCAAGTGTGAGCTGTCCAAGGAGTGAATCCAGTTTGGACTAATGGCTGAAGACTGCTTACGGAGGTCAAGCTTATCCAGAGGTTCTTTCAATGTAAGACGAATGTTTCCATTGATCGCTGTCTCTACTCGGCGCTCCTTCATGCACAAATAAGATTGCTCTACAGGGAACCCTGCGGGAGTCACCCAGTTGATTGCCTGTTTGGCTTTGTTTGCAACACCAGCCACTGCCTTCACCCAATCCATAGCCTGACCGGCAGCAACCAGAGTTACCGTCACGGACTCCCAGATTTTCTTAGCGAGGTATGCAGCAGCACGAAAGCCATCACCCTCAAATGGAAACTCTTCACCCATAGCTTTCTTCGCAGGGGTGATGATGTCCTCCATCAGTTGCTCTTTAAAACCATACTCACGAGAACCATAGGCGAGCGTCATCACTGAACGCTTAGTGATCTTGCGGGTGATGCCAAAGGAGAGCCACTGAGCGCCTAACGTCTTCGTCCCCTGCACCAGTACTCCCTCTTCAGTTAAGGTGTCTTCCGTGCCCTTCTGGAGGTCTTCACGAATCTTCTCGAGTACCTTATCGGCTACCAGTTGGTATACGTCTGCAGGTTTCTCTTGTGGAACCAAGTTCACTGCTGCACCGCCAACTGAATCGCGGAGCATTGCTGAGAAGTGTTGGATGCCAGAGCAGCTGCCGTCCAGAGCAATAGGAAGATGGGAGATGTGTGCTTCACCCTTCTCACAGTAACCAGCCCACTCAAAGCAGAAGGACAAGAACTGCCAAGGCTTATCAATAGTCACACCACCGATAGCATCAGCCCACCCACGGTTGTTGTAGGGGTCTTTAGCGATAGCACAGATTTCCTCTTCGTTGGCTTCAACCCAGTTCACGCGATCTTGGAAGGAGACCTTGTCGACACCGGCAATGTTTGCACCGTGGATAGCCAACCACTTGATGCCCTCTTCACCCAAAGCTTTGCCCTTAGAGAAACGTAAGAGAGACTTTTGGAAGTCACTACCTTGTGGGTTGAGCAATGGCACTGCGTAGATGCGACCACGGAAGTCCAACTGGTATGGCATGAAGATACGCTTGAACTCTGCATAGCGTTTCGCTACGTCCATAGTCATGGAGAATGCAATGCGAGCTGAGGTGTCCTCTAGGTGGTTACGGTGGGCTGCTGAGGCATCACGCTTCCACTGCATGGCGGCTGCAGGGTTCGTATTTATGTCGAGGGGTCGCAGTGGGAGTTCTAAGTCGCCACGAGTTGGGAGACCGCCCACAGTGCTGCCGCTATCCCACAGTGTGTTCATTACCTCGAGAACTTCTGAGTTGATCTGCCATGCCGTGTGTTGGAGGGCGTTGACTGTCTTGTAAACCAGAGGCATCTCACGGTTGCCATAGATAGACTCCATGCGCTTACTGGAGACACGCTTGACAAGCTTGAGGGGTGTGAGGTTGCTTGTGATGTAGCCACCATCGTAGGGATTAGTCCAATCACGGGGCAGCACCACCATCGGCTCAAAGGGGTTACGGATACCAGCCATGTTGTACTTCTCTAACCATGCCACTGTGGCTGGCTTGGCAGTGATGACAGCAATACTCTTGATGCCCATCTGTTTCACTTGCATGTCCACTAGGTCAAGCTTCGTGACAACTAAGTCCAGCATCTTGCTACCAATGAGGGCGCGAGACACACGACTCCACTCCACCCATCCATCTTTGAAGTACTCGGCACGGCGAACTGCATAGACATGGCGGTAGTGTTGTGAACCACGCTTCATGGTTCCCTTAACGATGGAGTCATAGACACGCTTCTCTTGGTCACGGATGGAGGCGAGGCGCTGCTCATCTTCCAGTGCTGTACCAATGGAGACGGATAGACCGGCTGCTGTTTGAGTCCCTGAGATACCCGAAATGACTGTCTTGAGAACAATAAAAGCCATCTGATCGGAGGTGATGTTGTCCCCAATGAATCGCAGGACGGTGTGCTTCTGCCCTGCTTTGCCTGAACCGGCTTCCTCCTTGAACTCTTGGATGGCATTAGCGAGCAGTCGGGTGTAGTTGGCAATGAGTTTTGTCCCGTACTGGGTGTGGTCTTCTGAACCGTTTGCTTTAGCTCTATTTACCCCACGGAGGTAGCTTTCTACCCCTCGTTGCTTCATGGATTCCTCGAGGGAAATCTGGACTTGCATGAGGTTTGGTTGGTCGTTGTTTTGCAACATATCGATGCCTTTGGAAATAGATAGGAACTTGGAAACTATTTGGATGAGAAAAA